ATTCCGGAAGGTCGGTCGGCAGCGTCCTCATGACGCGCACGACGCCAGCCATCAGTACTCGCCCCGCTCTGTTTCGAGTGTCGCGCCGATCAATGTGCGTCTGACGGGATCAGAAACCGCCCACTCATAAATACGCGAGTTCGGTTGCCCGAGCGCGTGCCACACGGCGCGCTTGTTGTACTGACCCTGTGCGCCGAGCTTGCGCCACTTCTCACTGGACCATGTACGCCCGCGGTCATCGGACCAGCGGAGCATGACCTGTGGATCGGTCGTCGTGAGATTCCCCACGCCAGACTCGAAGATCAGCTCCAGCCGATCGTGCGTCACGGCTTTATTGTCGTCAGTGATCGGCGGACAGGTCCCCGATGATCGAAGTACCGAACCCCACTCCGTCACGACATCTGGCGTAAGCTCGCCGAGCCTGTTGGAGATCGCATCGCCTGCGAATACCCGTTTGTAGGCGTTCACCACGCACAACGGCCGCCAGTAGCTGTACCCGTGCGACTGCCGCTCGTGCCAGAGCTGCGTTCCGACGTCGTACACGAACGTGAAATCCGCGCACGTGATGCTGAGGAACTTGTGTCCTGCCTCGGTCCACGACATGAGGCGGAAATTCTTGTCCGCCGCACCCTTCAGTCGCGACTCGATCGAGTGCTCGCTGATCCGCTGCGGTGTATAGCCGCTCAGGCGATACACCACGAAATCGGACCCGACAAACGCCACGCTATTATCGAACTTGCAGCGTGCATGAGCCCCGGCAATGCCGATTTCCCACTGGGCGGATGGAACGCGCTCCAGCGGGAAGTCGGAATTGCCCGAGTTGTAGAAGCCCTCGCCTGACTCCGTGCCGAAGATCAGCAGCTCGCCGTGATCGACAATGCCCGTCACGATGTCGTCCGGGTTCGATTCGGCGCTCGCGAAGTCCAGCGCCTCCCACGTCGAGGGATCGCGGTTGGCTGATATCTGGAACTGACCCGTGCTTACGTCCGAGCCAATGTAGTAGCCGTCGAGATTCTCCAGCCAGTCGGTCGATGGGGCATCCTCGTCCGTGATGATGGCGAACGTCGAACCGTCCCAGTGATACATGACGCGGTCAGACAGGAAGACGACGTTCGTCTCGTCGCCGCGGATGTCGACTTTCCCAGATCCATGCACGGTGCCGAGAATGGTGGCCGTGCCGGCGGTTGAAATGAGGTAGGCAGTCGTGCCCGAGACGACGTACAGCACACCGCGCACGACATCACCACCACGCAATGGGCCGTCACCTAGCGTTGCCCAGTTGTTGATGCCCCAGCTCTGCCGGACGTAGAACTCCACCTCGGAGCCCGGCGGCGCCTGCTCCAGATAGCAGTTCACCATCCGCTGGGCTGAGAAGTGCGCGGAGTCGCCGAGCTTGTAGCTTCCCGTCCCGAACGGGATGCGCACCTAGAAATACTCCGACCGCGCGGGAGAGGACACGTAACTCTGCGCCATCACTCGCCTCAACTGGCGTTCCGCAAGCGAAGGGCCTCCCTTCACCGGCGCCAGATTGAGCGCACCGGCCTGTTCGAGCTCCGCGCGTCTTTCGAGGCTTACTCCGAAAGGGCTTGCACACAGGCACGCCAGCATCATCGTCAGCGGCTGTGCGGCGTCCGATGGGATATCTGCGAATTCAGACCACGACGTGAGTCCTTGCGTCGAGAGCATCTCGTACAGCAACGCGTACTTGTCGCTCACGATCTGCGTGTATTCCGCTGGCGCGTCCGCTTCGCCCGCAGGAATGATGCGAAGCTCCCGAAGGACCGAGAGCTTCAGCTCCGTCGGCGTCATTTTTCCACGCGCTTGAAGTGCGAGCTCTTTTCTAGGCGTGGCGCAAGCCAGTCAGGCGCCTCAACTCCCGGGCCATTCAGCTGGAACGTGATCGGCTTGCGGGTCACTGGATCGAGATACGAGATCTCAGGCGTCTTCGCCTTCTCCTTCGCGTTCACGCCCGGATCACCAATGAAAATAAACTTTGCCATGGAATCTCCGAAGAATGGGGCGGTGTCAGTCCCGCCCCGATGGGTTACTTCTGGCAGAGCGCCGAGACGTACAGCGTTCCAGCCGCAGCGGTTGCCGCGGCAGTCGTTGTCGTGACGGTGAGCTTTGTTTTCTCGGTGATGGTCGTCGGCGTGCATGCGTAGACCGCCTGACCGCCCGTCTGGCCGGCGGTGATGCCGGTGACGAGGTCAGTCGAGCCGAGAGTCAACTTGTGCACGACGGCGGGTGACACGTTCGTATCCATGTCCGTCGCCTTCACGAAGAAGCCGTGCACAGTGACATTGGCGGGCAGATAGCCCGCCTCCATCACGTCATTCGACTCATTCTGGCTGGTCGAATAGCTGAGCGCGAAAGGCACGAGGAACAGCCCAGCCGGCATGTCCATCGGTGGATCGAGGTTGGTGGTTGCGGTTGTTTCACCGGCCATGTGAGTTCTCCTGAAAAGTGGAAGGTGTTACGCGAACGCGAAGTAGCCGGTGACGACGCCGTTTTGCTTCGGAGTGGTCGTGTCGGTGGCGCCCGAGCCGAAATACAGCTTGGCGACCTGATCCAGCATCTTCACGCCGGCTCCGTTCACCTCGCCGTAATCGTCTGTGTCCTCGATCATCTTGGAGCGCAGGGCGATCGCGTAACCGAGGGCCTGAGCACCCACGAGATAGCACGGCGCGACAGAGGTCGTTCCAGAGGCTCCAGGCGTTCCCGCAAGGGGGCTGATCTCCGGCACTTCCTTGATGATCAGGCCGTCCGAAATGAGATCACCGCCCGTGAATAGCGGGTTGTTCTCACCCGACGCTCGTACCCACGCCTCCCGGTTGAGCTGCGCAAGCGCCGTCTGTGCCTGACGGAACAGCTTCGTGCCCATGAACACGACATACCATTCCTCATCATCCCGCACGCGGATCGGACGGATGATCGGATTGGCGGCCTTCGCCTTGTCCTTCAGCAGCTTGAGGTTCGCGTCGTTGACGATGTCGTTCGTCGTGTCGAGTTGCGAGATATCGGCCGAGTGATCCGTGAAGCTACCGACGCCCGCTCCGAAGAGCACGCGGTCGGAATTGTTCGCGAGCCACACGTCCTTGATCGTCGTCTCGTCCGCGTCGGCATACGCGTAGTGCGTGGTGCCGTCGATGGACATCGATCCGAAGGAGGTGATGATCCGGTCGCGGAAGTACGTCTTGAAGTTGTCCATCAGGACCGAGCGACGCGCCTCCACGAGATCGATCGCGGAGAACTGCTTGTCGGACTCCCAGATCGACACGGCGAAGCGCGAGAGGCCGATGGTCAGCTCATTCGACCGGGTATCCATCGGGGTCTCGTGACCCTTCAGCGTCTGGTACCCCGTGCGAATGCCGCCATTGGCGACGGTCGCGCCGAGCTGGTTCACGAGATAGATCTTGACCTTCTCGCCCTTGCCCTTGCTGAGATCCTCCACCGTCTGGATGGGGGAGTTCTCGTCGGTTCCGATGTAGCGGGAGAACTTGTTGGAGCGAATGAACTCCCGGAAGAAGTCATTCTGATACTTGACGACCCGAGCGTTAGTCGGGACTGCGGTCTGGCCCATGTGTGTTTCCATGCGGCACGCGCTCGGATCGCCCAATAAAAAAGGCGCCACAGGCGCCTTCTTCAATCGAACGTAGCGAGTCGTGTCGCGTTAGTGGTTACCGAATCGGACGATCTTGGTGAGGCTGTCCGCGTCGGCATCTGTCACCTTGGGTGACGGGCCGGACGTGGCGCCGTTGAGTGAGCTCGGGATGGACTCCAGGTCTGTCTGGGCTTTCTTGAGTGATTCGACTTCGGCTTCCAAGGCCTTGATGCGCGCGTCGCGCTCCGACAGCTGTCCCTTGAGATCGCCCGTCACTTTCTCGCGGTACTTCACGAAGTCCCCGCCGACATCGGCGAGTTCCTTGATCTGAAGTCCCACGGTGTAGACGTATTCCCCGGGATCATCTGCGTTGCGCCAGGCTTCCACGAGCCGTTCATCACGTTCGGCCGCCTCCGCAAAAGCCTGTTCGGCCTCTGCGAATGAATCGCCGTACGTGAGTCGAGCGATCTTCATGCTCTGGCGGAACAGCCGCTCCGCCATCGGTCCGGTACGCTCGTCCACACGAGAGGCAATCGCCGCGTCTTCATTGTCGAAGACGGACGGCTTCTCCTTAGGCTTCTGCGTACCTTCCAACTCGCGGATGCGCTGCTCCAGCGCCTGACGCTTCCTGCGCTCATCCATGATTGCCGCCACATCGGCACGAGGCTTCTCAGGCTGCTTCTCTTCCGGTTTCTCTGCCTTCGCGAACTTCCCGGATTCGTCGCGCGCCTGATCAGGCTTCTCGGCCTTTTGTGCTGGCTTTTCAGTCGTTTCTGCCGGCTCTTTCGCTACCGACGGCGTAGCGGCTGCGGGCTCTGCCGCAGGTTTCACGTCCGTAGCCGGACTCGATCCACTCAGAATGCTGCTCAGACTCTCCTGTGTTTCACTCACTGCTCACTCCGAAACGCCCGATACGGCCGGCGGCACCGATACGCCCGAGAAACCCCGGCGGCGGGTATTAATTCACTGAAACTTGTGTCTTCGTCGCGCCCTTGCCATCCGTGCTCTCGGTCGCGGTGGTCTTCTGTTGGGGCGACGTGAACTCCGCGACCTTTACGGACGCGTCCACCTGACTTTCGACGGCGGCAGCTTCGTCCTTCGAAGCCTTTGCGTTCTCGCTCCTGACCTGCGCCTGAAGGATCAGTGCCTGGAGCTGCTGCATCATCTGCTGGAACTGCGCCTGCTGCTGGGCCACAGGATCGTTCGCGCCCTTCATGCGCTCCAGAACGCGCTTCTTCGTGGTTGAGCGTAGCTGGCTCATCTCCACGAGCACGTCGAAGGGGATCTCGGGCCGACCCTTGGCGATCTCGGCGAGCTGCGCAAACTCCTCCTGCTGGACCGTGACAACGTCCTGACCGCGGTCGATGATAATGTCCACGTCCATTTCCGCGACATCGTTCTTGCGCATGGGCTTGCCCGTCTTGTCGTCCAGCATCTGCTGGCGCGACTCGGCGCGCAGGGCGATCTCTTCCATGATGGCGCGCTGCTGTTCTGGCGGAAGCTGCTGAAACTCGGGATTCTTCGCGGCCTGCTTGGCGAGCATGTCGCCCATGAGCACGGGCTGGTTGAGACCGACCCAGCGAATCTTCTCCTCGTCGTCCGTGACGCGCACCCACATATCGGCTTTCCAGTACTGCTTCACGCGGCACCATGCCTGCCGGTACATGCGCAGCTCCCAAGCATCAAGAGCCTCAAAGAGCGGCGACACCGGAAGCTGACCGGCCTGCTGATCGCGCGCCTTGGCGACCCCAGAGAGATCGCCGGAAGTTCCTGCCAGCGCGGCGTTCGGTCCGGTCTGGGAAAGCGCGATGTCAGTCTGCTGCAGAAGGCGCCACTGGCCTTCTGCCTCGGCCAGGTTGTCCTCAATCCGGAGCTGGCTGATATCGCCGTTGTACTCGATCAGGCCATCGGGCTTGTGGAGCTCCTCCCGAATCTTCTTGAGTCCTCCATCTGCATCCGTAATAGCACCCTTCTGGGCGATGACCCGCTTTGCGGTCAGCAGATGCAGCATCTTCGAGCGGCGCTTGTTGTGCTCGTCTTGCAGGTCAAGGTATCGCTGGACAGATCCATAAGGCGCGCCCTCCGCGTCCCGATACAGCGCCTGGATCTCAAGGCAGCACATCGGCTCGCCATATTCATCTTTGTAGGCGCAGGGCTTCGGCTCTTCGAGCCATCCGCCGCGTACCCAGACGCATTCGTGCCACACGCCGCCCTTGATGAAGTAGTGCTTGAAGACCTGGACGCGTGGGCGGTTGCGAACCGTGATCACAAACCGCGGCTTGTCATCGAGCGACCGATCGGGCCCATTCTCAGACGTCTGGGAGATGGACTCCTCCAGCGCGTCCTTCTTCTTCGGGTACTTCTCCGCGGCCTGATCCTTGTCCATCCATGTGAAGTAACCGCAGTAGCGCTTATCGGCAAAGTCCGGCTCAAGCGAATGTATGTCGTAATAGCCGCGATCCCACCGGATGTGCTCCATGCACACCTTGGCGTATTGGCCCTTTCGCTTCTCCACCACGACCTGGCCGTAGCACAGGCCCTCGACCATCAGATTGTCGGCAGCCTGCTTGCGTGCCTTGATCTGATAGAAGCTCTGGTCAGCGATGAAGCGCAGCGAGTCAGTCGCAGCTTCGGCGCTCTGCTCGTCCTCCTCGGAACGATTACGCGGGAACGCCTTTGGATCGGTGCGCATCTGCTTCTCGATGCCGAGCAGGGTGTCGCACTTGTCCTGAATCTTGTTGTCCGTGATGCACGGCTGCTTGCGCTTCCTCAGGATCTCGCGCTCTTCAGCCGTCCACTGCTTGCCGTCACGGTAATCCCGGCATTTCTCTGCCGCTGCACGGGGCGTGATGGTGCCATCGGCGAACTCTTCAAACTGCTGCACGACCATCTCGTGATCGTCGTCAGCAAATTGAGGTTCGTCTTTCTTCTCGGCCATCAGGCTACTTTCCAGCTGTCCTCGTCATCGCGGTCACGCTCGTATGGGTCAGGAGCAACCTTCGGCTGCTGTTTTGCGGTAATGCCAGGGTGCGCATCGGCTATGGCCATGCCCATGAGGGCAGCCATGTCAGTCGCGTCATCAAACTTGCCTGCAGGAAACTGCAGTAGCTGCGTCAGGACGTGATGGCCGTACTCCGTATCGGCGATCTGCACCTTCCCGCTGGCAGCCAGGGCCTGAAGCGATCTGGCTGTCGTGGGCTTGTCGTGGCTCCTGACGAGCCACTCAAGACGGCACCACGTCCGCCGCTGCGTCATCCGGCGCAGCAGAAACGGCTCTATCGCTCTTCGAATCGGTCCAGACTCACCGAAGAAGCACAGCGGACGATGGGTCGAGAACTGATCTATCAGCCGCTCGATCCACGTATCCGCCGTGGTCTGCCCGTACCAGCCCTCGACACCAAGCGTCAGGATGTCGTCCTGGTAGACGTGCGTTCCGATCTCCGTGAAGTCGCCATCTCCTTCCGTGACGGCGAAGTCACCCGTTGTGTACTTGTGGCCATTGACCTTCTTCGGGTCCACGAGCCTGAACCACTCACGCCGGAAGAACGTGCCCTCGTCTGGCGTCGGGTTCTGCAGATACAGGGCTGACCATTGGCGCGGATCTGTGTTGGCCCGGATGCGCTCAAGCGCCGCGCGGTCGTATCGCTCGCTCCACGGCGGGTCATTCACGTCCGCCGGCAGTTCGACTATTTCCCAGCGATCACCACCAGCTTTCTGGTGCTCGATCAGGCGGCCAGCAAGGTCATCCTCGTGCATCCGGTGCTGGATGACGATAATTGGCTCGCCAGGTCGGATGCGGTTATAGAACGTACCGCGATACCAGTCCCAGACCTTCTCACGCTGGAGCTCGCTTTGAGCGTCTGCCCACGACCCGAATGGGTCGTCCACAATCCCCATGCCGCCGCGGCCGAAGAGTTGGCCGCCGACTCCCACCGCGTAGTAGCCGCCGCCTTGCTGCGTGTTCCAGCGACCCCGGGCCTGCGAGTCCTCTGCAAGCACCGTCGCTGGGAAAACGTTGCGGTATTCCTGGCTAGCGATGCAGTTACGAACGTCTCGACCGAAACCCTCCGCGAGTTCTGCCGTCGCGCTCGCAGCGATGACATCTCGCCTCGGATTGCGGCCGAGGAGGTACGCAGGATATCGCCGGCTCGTAAGCTGCGACTTGCCGTGCTGTGGCGGGCAGAGCAACAGGAGCCGGTCCACCTCACCGCGCTCTACACGGTCAAGCTGGTCGCAGATCGCCCGGTGAATCTTCCCCGCGGACCAACTCGGCGTCGTGTACTGCGCGAACGCCCGAAGGTCAGTGCGTGCTCGACGTCTCGCCAGCAGCTCTCGGGCTGCCTCCTGCGGCGATACGCTCAAGTTCGGCCTCACTCATCTCGGTTGTGTGCGTGTGGGCGATCTCGCCGGAATGCTCTACGCTCGATAGGTCAGGAACAGCCTTCCGCAACAGGATCTCGATGGCGCGAATCTGGCTCGTCGAGAGCTCTACTTTCTTGCCCTGCTCTTCCTGACCAAGTGCGTATTTCTGAAGGCGTTCCATCAATTTGGTGGTCTTGATGCGCGCGCGGACGACGTCCGGCGTCCAAATGCCCCTTGGTCTACCCGCCATATTCCACCAGGAGGTGAATTCGATCCGTCACGCCGTCATTCGTGGCCCAGTGAACCGGGTCACGCTGGACGATATAGCGATGGCCGGCTTCGAGATGGATGCTTCGCTCGTCGCCGTTCTCAATCCACCAGTTCAGCGACTTGGGATTGGTCTGCAGGACGAGGTGATGTGTAACGCCTTTGATGGCCTCGTCGCTGTGGCGATGAATCTCGGCCCGGGGCGGTACGAGGATAAAGAACGCTCGGGCACAGGGCTCCCAGAAGTCAGTCACTTCGGCAGTCAGGTATTGCCTGACTTCATGCCATCTGGCTGAACGAGCGAGGCCCTGAAGGCGGACCATCTCGTCATCCGACAGGCGTCCGACGAGGCTCGCGAAGCTCACGAGAACCCCTTGAGGTTCCTGACCACGTAGCGGGTCTCGTCCGAGAACTGGTTCGTCTGCCCTGCGTTCGCCTGTACGGACAGCACGTGCACCTGATCTCCACAGCTGCGGGAGTTGTAGATCTCGTTCAGGCTCGCATCGATGGCGATATCGATCGAGGCTGCGGCCGTGATGGATGTCCAGTCCTGCAGGACACGGCAGTTCGTGACGTCGCGCAGGCGCCACTGGACGGTGTCAGGTGTCACCTCGCCGTGATCTTCTGCGTAGAACCGCACGCGGAAGGTGCAGGAGCTGGCCTCCTGCACGACGTCTCTGGCCATTACGCCGCCGCGAAGGTGATCGTGGCCGTGAGCTGCCAGCTCTGGGTGTTGGTCTTCGTGCCGAGCGCCTCGACCTTGCGGGTGATCATGGTTCCGCTGGAAGACGCGTTGAACCAGCCCCACTCGGCCCATGCGAAGTTGGCCTCGGAGGTGCCGAAGAGGCTTCGCACGGTCACGGCTAGCCCGGAGCGCTGGGGATAGGTCGCTTCCATGGCTTTGCGCAGCTTGTTGGTGGCGGCCTGCAGATCCGTTTGGGCGGCCGAGAACGCGGTGCTGGAGTCCCCAACTCCCAGGTGGGAGTTGGTATTCGTGGGGTACGTCGCCGACTCGTCCAGCAAGCCCTGCACGGCCAGAGTGGCGCCTGCGGTGGTTAGAGGCATGGGTCTCTCCGATAAACGACTTTCGGCACTTCGCCGCTCTTGAATTCGATGATTTCCGAGCAGGCCGGGTGCTCCTGCGGGTTCTCGGGGATCTCCCCGTCCTTCCACTCGCCGTCCATCTTCACGAGACGGCCGACTACCTGTGGCTGTGGATCACTCATAGCAATTCGAACCTCATGCTCGGCTTCAGGAGCCGGAAGGTGATGTGCGCGATCTGCTGCCGTTCATCGACAGCAGCGTTGTCAGTTACCGCAAGGAGCGCCGTGTCTTCGGCGATGACCGGCTGAACGCCGACGAATGCCTCGATTAGCGCAGTCTCTGTCGCCGATAGCGAGGCGGTGTCGGTGACATCCTTCGCCTCGGTGATCGTCGCGACGGTTGCCGAGTCCGTGACGGTCAGCGACGCGGTGTCTGTGACTTCGACCGTGACAGCGATCGCGACCGACTCTGTGACGCTGAGCGATGCGGTATCGCTTGCCGAGACGGCGTTGACGCCGCTGATACTCAGCAGGACGGTCTCATTGACCGTCAGGGAAGCGGTATCGCTCGCGGCGATCGCCCGCAGAACCGTGACACTCTCAGATGCCGCAAGGCGTGCGGTGTCTGAGACGGCCAGTTCCTGGCTGTCAACCGGCTGTTCTGTTGCCGAGAGGGAAGCGGTGTCCGAAACAGACAGCAGGGCTGTCGTCTCTAACGCCTTTCCTGAAAAATCGGTGTGGTAAAGGCCGCTCGTGCCGTCCAGCGCGAGCGTTGTGAAGGTCTGCGTGTACGGTCGCGGGACCGTGAGGTATTCCGAATCGAATACCGGTGCAGCAACCGATACACCGGCGAGGCCGAGGGTGGTTATCGCCCCGGCGAGGCTCGCCATGTCACACGATCACGAACGAGCTGCTGTTCGGGACCGCCTCCGTCAATGTCGAAACCGTGAAGTGCCCGCGCCCACCGGAGAGCGAGTAGTCCGTAATCAGCGTCGCCTGGCCGGCCAGAGCGCCCGAAGTGAATACGATCACACGGCCGTTGTAGTGATCGGCTGTCGCCTCGGTGATGTCCGAGGCCTCGAACTGGGTCGCTGTACCGGTGAAGCCGGTGTTGTCAGAGGTGCCGCGGACGATACCCAAGGCTGATGCGCCGAGATTGTCCGCGGCGCTCGTGCTGTCATTGATCGCCTGAACATCGGCCTGCAGGAGGTCGGTACCCTGCAACGAGTCGAAAACGTTCGCCGGCAGGACGTACCATGTTTCCCACACCGGCAGCGCGCCCGACTCGTTGATCAGCAGCTGCAACGGACCGACAGTAGCCGTGTCAGTCGTATCGAACGGCACGCCGTACATGCCGCCGGTGTCGTGCGTGGCCGCGTTGCTGTCGTTCTTCTGCGCGCCAGCTCCGTAGTTCTTGAACAGGACGCAATCGGACTGTGAGATAGTGAGCCCTGTCTCTGCGGTCACACCATCGGTCGCGTCCAGAAATGGACCGACTTTCGGCGTAACCGCCGTTGACTGCTTCAGGATTTTCATGCTGCCCTTCTACGTCGGTAGTGTGCTTGCGCCCTCGGGGCGACTGAACTGCCGCCGGCGGCGACGAGAGGAGCCACGATGTGGCCGTAGCGCGTTGCGCCGGTCCACGTCCAGCCCATCGTTACGGATGCGGCACCGGCCTCGTAACTCGCGCGGCCGAAGATGGAACCTGCGGTGCTTTCCGCTTCCTGCTCTGTTTGCCCGCCGTTCGCAGTGATCGCAGTCGCCGCAGCCCGACAGAAGAGCCCGTCGACGCACATCCCATCCGCGGCCGAACTCACGGCGGCAGTGGACGTGAGCTCAACATCCGTTCCTCCGGCGTTGCTTGTCGCTGCAGTGCCGATCGGCCCCGCCTGGTTCACCCCGGAAAAGACCAGCGCCATGCAATGGATGCCGAGCGTGTTCGCGCTGAGCGTCGCAACGACGTTGCCGGTCGTCGTGGTTCCTACCCGGTAGAACATGCCCACCGATCCGCCACCGGATGACACCGTCGAACCGATCTGGGTCATGGCGTTACCGTCATGGGTGACGCCAGTAATCGTTTGGCTCGCGTTGTTTCGGTAGGTGACAACCGCGATCACACAAGGGTTCGTTACATTGCCGTTGACGGCGGCGGCCGTGGCTGTGTTGTTGGTCCCCGTCTCGTCCTTGCCGCTCGATGAGCTTGAAAATGCTACAGCCACTATGCCACCTCAGCCCCGTGCGTTCCGCGCTGGGAGTTGTAGGTGCTCGTCAACAACATGGAAGCGTCAAATACTCCGCTGGTGGCCTGAATGAGGCTCGTCTTGCTGATGCGCGCAGAATTCGTGGCCTCGATGCCGTCCGTCTTCGAGCCGTCGTGCTGAATGGCGTCGTTGATGAAGCTGATCGTCCCGGCCGTCGTGATCTGCACTGAGTTGTAGTTGACTCGCCAAGAGTTCCTGAAGCTGCGGATGTTGTTTCCGTAGTTGCCGTCGGTCTCGCCTACAAGGAAGCCCAGCGCGAACGGCGTCGCACCGGCCGAAAACCACGTGTTGTGACTCAGCTCGATATAATCGCGGGTCGCGGCATCCGCAAGCCAGTCGACTTTCGCAATAGGGCCCATCACGCCCGTACCCGTCGACCGGTTCCGGCGGATCGACCAGCGCTGAATGATCGGATCGCCCTTGAAGTAGATCGCGGTCGTGCCACTCGGGCCCGTCTGGCCGTTGACGACGACGTTTTCCTGGATGACCCCGTTCGTGCCGCCGTAGCACAGGAGCCACGCGCACTGATCGCAGTCATCGAACGTGCTGTGGGAGATCGCAAACCCGCCGCCGAACGTCCCGGAGCGCTGGAAGAAGCACGCCGGATTAGAACTCTCCACCGGAGCCGCTCCGGTGCCGACCATGGTGCATGAGTAGATCAGCAAGTCCTTCGTTGCGGCACTGGTGCCAGCCACGAAACGCTTGGTGTAGTCGGTGACCAGCGGACCATCCGGCAATGTGGGCTGTGTGAACCGAACCCGGTGGAAGCCACAGCCGCCGTTCGTCGCACCCAACTCGATGTGGGCGGAGTTTCCGACCAAAGTCGCCGTAGACCCCGGAATCGCTGCCCAAACCTTCGGCTTGTTGTTGTTCCAGTTCAGGCGCTGGCTATGAGTTCCTGAGTACCCAAGCCCGCTCACACCGCCGATCTGGAATGTTCCACTGAGGAACATCTGCTTGTTGGCGTGGGTCGCGTCGGATGAACTCGACCCGTACGGACCGACCAGCGTCTGCTTGCGAGAGCTGTAGGCGCCGTTATTGCCATTGTTTCCGCTCGCCGAGTCAACAAATACGAAATATGCCGGGTCTTCTCGATCCCTTACTTCTTGCGTCCATGCGACCGTCACGCTGGACAAGCTCTGGTCGTATACCGTTACTTGCCAGGAATGCGTGCCGATCGTCGGACTGGGCCACCGGATGACACCGTAGTCCGTATCGACGTAGTACTGCCCGAGCGTCGCTCCGACAGGCGCCACATCGAGCACGAACCGGAACGGATACCGGCCTCCAAGAACGATAATCGGATATGTGAACTCAAGCTGGCTCGGCCACTGCCGGTGCAGCTCGTAGCTCTGTGACGAGGCATTGGCCCGCGGATGGGTGATCGCCATCGAGATAGCCGACGCAATCGAGTGATCCGACGCCAGAATCCAACTGCTGCTCGGAGTGTCAACAAATGTCCGCGACAGCGTGCTCATGAACTAGATCCGGAATCCGTTCCGGTCCCAGGACACCTCAACGACCATCACGGAATACCTGCGCGGGGGCGGCCAGATCACGCGGGGTGGCTTTGGCTTTCGGCAGGCGTCGACCGCCGCAAACCATCGCTCTACTTCTCGTTCGCTCAGGAAGCGGGGACAGTATCTGCTGCGCACCTCGCGAATACGTCCGCTGGTGGAAGTCGATTCGGCCAGTTGATCAGATCGACCGCCTTGGGATCGATGCGGTTGTAGATCACGCTCGATGCCGTGCGCGTTTCCTGCGTGCATAACGTGCCCAAGGGGACGATGCCGATACGGGAGGCTGTCATCGTCCCAGTGGAATTCGGTCGGACCTCATAGGCCGTGGGATTCGTCACAACCAGCACGGACCCGGGCGGGTTCGGGTTCGGCGGGGGCGGCGCGATGTTCGTCTTACACGAACTCGCGAGCACGGCGCTTCCGGCCGTGGTGAAGTTGTCGGCGGTGACACCCTTCACGCGATAGCAGTGCGGACCCGCCGCGACGCCTGCATGTACATACCGCAGCGTCGCTGCCGGGACGTATCCAACAAGG